AAACATGTACTGGAACGACCCTCGCCAGTTCGCACTGCGCGTTCTCGAGGGCGAAGAGCCCGTCTACATCCCCAACGCGCGCACGGTCGTCAATACCACGGCTCACTTCTTTCTGAAGGACCTCGAGCTGAGTTGCACCGACGACAAGACCAAGACCGCCCTGGACAAGTTCCTGAAGCGCGAAGAGTTCTACTCCCGCTTCAACGACGCGAAGGTCTCGGGCGTTGCTCGAGGGGACTGGGTTCTGCACCTGACTGCCGACCCGAAGAAGGAAGCAGGTTCCCGGGTTTCGCTGACCGTGGTCGAACCGATGGATGTCTTCCCGATCTGGGATGAGGACCAGCCGGGGAAGATGGTCGGTTGCCACATCGCCATGTCGTACATCCCGCCGAAGGATGACGACCCCGAGCAGAAGATGCGCCTGCGTCGCCTGACCTACCGGCTCGAGGAAGACGAACAGGGCACCAAGCGAGTCACTCGCGAAGAGGGCATCTACGTCATCGACAACACCCTCTCGCTCGCTGGTGTTCAGGAGGGCAAGGCGAAACTCATCAAGGTCATCCTGCCCAAGGGTTACCTCGATGCGTCCATCACCGCGATCCCCGTTTACTGGTTCAAGAACCAGGCCTGGGGCGGCGACGACTACGGCTCGAGCGAACTGCGAGGCATGGAGCGCCTGACTGAGGTCATCTCTCAGGGCTCCACGGATGTCACTGGCGCACTTTCACTCGAGGGCCTGGGAGTTTATGCCACTGACGGTGGGCGACCCGTTGAGCAAGACGCGGGTGGCACGATGGTCGAAACCGACTGGGAGGTCGCGCCCGGCAAGGTCATGGAGGTTCCCTCCGGGGCATACTTCAGGCGAGTCGATGGTGTGGGATCCATCACCCCAGCGATCGACAACATCGCCTACCTCGAGAAGAAGATTCACGGGGCACTTGGTCTCTCTGATGTTGCTCTCGGTGACGTCGAGGCGACCGTCGCTCAGTCGGGGATCGCACTGGCGATCAAGTTCCTTCCGACGCTTGCCCGTCTCGAGTCCAGGGATAAGGCGGGGCTTTCGAAGCTCACGCATTTGTTCTACGACTGGAAGACATGGCACGCCGTCTTCGAGAAGGAACTTCTCGAGGGTGATATAGTCCCAGTAATCGGGGAGAAACTCCCGATGGACCGGGTTGCCCGGCTGAACGAACTCAACAACATGATCGACCGCAAGATCATTTCGACGAAGTACTACCGCAGTGAGATGGAAAAGCTGGGGTACGAATTCCCGGATGACATCCAGCAGCAGATCGACGACGAGATCGACAAGGCTTTCGAGCGGCAGATGGAAAACATGATGGCTGCCGCCGCACAGCAGAATTCCGGGGATGATGAATCCTCGGGCAGCACTCTCCCTTCCGGAGGCAACAAGAGCAACAACAAAAATGCCCCCAACGAAAGTAAGGGTACGGAAGCGGAGAAGAAGAGCTGAGGCGTGAGGCCTCAGTATTCAAATAGCGCGTGAGGCGCGAGAGGGAGTAAGACATGAACGACTTCTGGAACCAGTGGCCCGGGGTGATCCTGGGTGCTGAAGGCGAAGCCGACGAAGTGACGGACGAGACCGCGGACGAACCGGATGAGGATCCGGACGAACCCGACGAGGAGACCGCCGACGAAGCCGACAAGCCCGCAGCCAAGACTGCCGCGGACTTTGCAGCACTTCAGAAGACGCTCGACGCAGAACGCCGCATCACGAAGAAGCAGGACCGCGAACTTCGTTCACTCCGCGCATCCAAGGAATCCAAGGATGCCGAGAAGGACGAGACGATCGAGGACACCAAGGCTCGTGAGCTCGCGGCAACAGCTCGCGCCGAGAAGCTGGCCGCCGGCCTGCTCAAGCGCGACATCGACACCGCTATCAAGGAAGCGGCTCGGGACCTCAAGTTCATCGATGTGGAAGACGCCCTCAACGGCGTCGAACGCTCGGCGATCGTTTTCGATCAGGACGACGAGGACCCCACCGACATCGACATCGACATCGACACCGTGAAGGCTGCGGTCAAGAAGCTCGCCACGTCGAAGCCGCACTTCCTGAACAGGGGCACCGACGACGGCGAAGCCACCGGCTCGCAGTTCGGAGGGTCTCGGAAGACCAAGAAGCAGGGTGAAGAAGCACTGCGTGAGCTTTACCCCTCACTGTAGTACCCGGCACTATCCACACCAACAACCAAGAAGGGTAACTCGTCATGGCTCAGCCGTCATATGACAAGTACGACCCCATCGCTTCAGGGTTCCGGGGCCGCCTCGCCGCAGACCTCACCCTGACGAATGGGAGCTTCCTCGGTGGCGTATCGCTGAACGCAAGCGGTAAGGTCGTCGTGGGAACAGCGGGGCAGTCCGGCCTCGTGGGGGTTCTCCTGAAGAACGCCCCGCGCAGCTCGGTCGGGCAGTTCTCGACGCCTCCGGGCGCCGTCAGCCAGTACGCCCCCATCGCCACCGTCGCAGGGTCCCAGGTGGACATCATGCAGTTCGGTGAAATCAACGGACTCGACACGACCGCGTTCCCCGCCGGGACCAAGGTCTACACGACCGCAGCGGGGGTCATCGCCGCCGGCGGTGTCGCCACCGGTCGGTTCCTGATCGGGTTCACCATCGAAGCAGGACGCCTCCGCGTCAACTGCCCCGCCGGCCTCGTGGCCCAGGCCTGAGAAAGGAGTAGCACATCATGCAGAACAAGACGAGTGCAGAGACACTCATCCACTGGCTTCTCGACGAGTCGCCCACTTCGCTCCAGGTCTTCGGACAGGAGAAGGGGTTCAACGAGAACGCCGACATCGTTCGCGCCGCGGACGGTACCGACCTCAACGAGTTCTGGAACGAGGTGCAGCGGACCATCGCACTTCGGAACGCGGATCGCACCACGATCCTCGACAAGCTCACCGTTCGGGTCTCCGGCCCGACGTCCGAGGTCTCGGCGCCGACTGAGGTCGACTTCGAGGAAGCATCCGAGTTCGGTCAGCCCGTTGGTATCAAGGGCTCCGGCGGTCGATTCTTCCGCGGATACGACTTCAAGTTCTACGACCTGGCGATCCGGTACACCTGGATGTACCTCGCGGAGGCCGACCTCGCTCAGCTCCGGCTCAACCACAACCTCGCACTCGAGGCGGATGTCAAGATCCGTTTCCGCAAGGTCATGGAGCGGCTCTTCAACCCGCTGAACGGCAACGGTTACACCGACAAGAACGAGCCGCTCACGGTCTTCGCCGCGTACAACGGTGACGGGGAGGTGCCCCCGACGTACAACTACCAGACGTTCTCGGGATCACACAACCACTACGTCGTCTCCGGCAACACGGCGATCACGTCGGCGAACGTCGACAGCCTGGCACTGCTCCTCACCGAGCACGGCTACACGCTGCAGCGGTCGTTCAACCTGGTGCTCTGGGTCAACGCCCAGGAGGCCGCGATCATCTCGGCATTCCGTACCACGACGGGCGCGAAGTTCGACTTCGTTCCGAACCCGGCGCTGTACGGCGGGAAGATCTGGGTGCCCGACAACGGCAAGTACGTCGGTGGTCCGACCGGGCAGGTCCCGGGCGAGATCGGCACCTACGGCCCCTTCCACGTGGTGCAGGAGGGACTGGTTCCGGCCGGCTACCTCGTTGCCATCGCGACGGGCGGCGCCGACAACCTTCAGAACCCCATCGGGTTCCGCGAGCACTCGAACGCGGACTACCGGGGCCTGAAGATCATCCCCGGCCAGCGGTCGCAGTATCCGCTGATCGATTCGTTCTACCGTCGAGGCTTCGGCACCGGCGTTCGGCAGCGCGGTTCCATCGCGGTGATGCAGGTCAAGTCGGCTGCACCCTACGTGATCCCGGCCGCGTACGACCCGTCGACCTACTAGTCGACAACTGGGGCAGGTGCCGACGCTGACAGTCGGTAATGGCTAGAACTGCAGCCTGCCCCTCCACCTCGCCTTCACCCCGCCATCCACAAACAAGGAGCATGAAATGGCAACGACGGAAGATTACGTGGTCTTCGAGGATTCTCAGGGCAACGAGATCAGCAACGACCCCCGCTGGCGCGCCGCGCGGACCCTCAAGAATTCTGGTGTGGACGTCGACGCCCAGGCCGCCGAGCTCGAGGAACTGCGCGCCTTCAAGCGGGCCCACGAGGTCGCCCAGGCGCCCAATGAGTTCACCGGCACCGCCGATGTCGAGGAGCCCGAGGACTCGGACGACGACGACGCGGAGAACCCCTACGCCGAGGTCAAGGGCGCGGAACTCGCGAAGCTCGCCAAGGAGCGCGGCATCGACATCAAGGGTCTCAAGGCCGGCGACGTTCGTGACGCACTCGCTGCTCAGGACGCCGCCGAGTAATCATGGACTACTCCGCCGCGCTCGCCGTCACGGTTCGCCAGAAGATCGGCGAGACGATCCCCGTCGACGGTTCCGCAGCGGACACCATGTTCACCGACGCAGAGATTCAGGCATGGATCGAGCAAGGCGCGACGGTGAATCACGCGGTAGTCGAGGGGTGGGAAGCCAAGCTGGCTCACTTCTCGAACCTCGTGGATGTCACGGATGGGGCGGCGAGCAGGAAGCTCGGGGACCTCGCGGAGCAAGCTGAAGCGCGCCTCAAGTACTACCGAGGTCGCATCGCTGCCGGGCCAGACGAGGGGTTGGCTCGGTCGAGGACACGGATAGGGAAGATCGTTCGGAATGGATAGGGTCGAACTGCTGATGCGGCGTCGGAACGTGCGGGCGTTCATCGACGCTGATCCGGTAGAGATCTCCATCGTCCGACACCCCGAACCCGTGAAGAACCCCGACACGGGGGGTTACGTATCTCAGCCAGACGTAGCCCCCCTTCCCCCGCAGAAGGCACGCATCGTTCAAAACGTGCGGCGCTACACCGATGGAATGGTCAACGCAGAAGCGGGTGACATTCCCAAGTCGGACTACCGACTGATCGGCAACTACACTCTTGACCTCGAGAAGGAAGACGAGTTCGTCTGGCTCGGGGAGAACTACAAGGTCACGGGAATTCACGAGGCACGTACCGAGTCGGTCTTCGCTGCCATCGATCTTCTGGGGGCTGACAACCGTGCCTAAGATGAAAGGCATCATCGTCGAGGATACCATCATCGAGTGGTACGACGGTCCCGAGTGGGATGATGTGGCCTACGACGAGTTCGTCAAGGCAGAGAAGCAGCTCGAGTCTCAGATGAAGGAAGATGCCAAGTGGCAGGATCGCACTGGCATGGCCCGAGAAAGCCTCACCGCCCGAGCATCTCACGATGATGGCGTAGTAACAATGTCCCTCGAGCATGGTGTAGGCTATGGCTTCTGGCTCGAGGTCATTCAGAACGGTAGGTTCGCCATCCTCGGACCCACGATGGAAACTCATGGTCGACGGTTGACGTACAACGCCT